GCGATGCTGTATTGATCGCTTCCCTGGAACGTGCCGTCGAAGTGAACGAGCACGGCCGCCGTCGACGGATAGGACTTGCTCAACGTGAGAGACGTTGTTGTGCCGGGCGTGAAGCCGACGCCTGCGACGAACTTGTTCTCAACGGTCGAAACGATTCCGTCTAGCTTCGCCTTGTCGGTGCTCGACATGAATCCGGCCGACGAGCTTGTCGCAACCGCGTGAAGGTCCGGCGCGTCCTGAATGCCGTGCGTCGGAACGAACGATTCCGGTTCGCTTTCTCGCATCGACGTAGCGAAGGCGGAAAGCGCCGCCTCGACGTCTGCAATGCGCCGCGCCAGTTCCGGGCCGTAGTTCACTGGAACCAGTGATTCAAGCTGCTGCACGACGGCATCGATCTGCGCTGTTACGTCAGTCGGAGTTGAGCCGCCCGTTCCGCCTGTGCGCGTGAACAGCGCGATCAAGAGCTGAAGCCATACCGTCGAGATCCGCCCCGTTTTCGGGTCGGTCATCGGAGCGCCAACGTCGGGGAAGTTCGTCGGCGAGCTCATGTTCTGGCTCGCGTTACGTCTATCCACGCGCCGTTAAGCGCGGTCTTGACTGGCACAGACCACGACAGTTCGAACACCCGGTCACGCGCGTATCCAAGGCGCTGGAACTGGATCGACGTCAGGTATTCGCCGGCCTTGCCGAGTGAGCCGACAACCCAGTTGCCCCAACTTGCGCCGCGGTCGTCGGACCAGCGCAACCGCACTTCAGGCGGTGCGGAGTCATCCGGCAGGCCGTTGCCGACTTCCATGTCAGCCACGAACTGCCGGAACAGCACGCGATTCCCGTCCGCGCCGCTGATGTGCGGGAACGAGCGGACGCGCTCAATCGTCGCGCCGTTGTCGGTGTAGTTGTTCGGATCTAGCGCATAGACAGCGCCCGTTTCGAAGTCGCCGACAAGGTTGCGGCCGGCGTTGAACGAGTGGCAGTTCATGCGATGCCGCCCGAGCGTGCCGTCTGCTTCCAGGAATGCGCGCTGATGCCATTGGCCGGTCGCCGTGTCGAAGCACCACGTCTTGTTGGCCGTCGGGAAGGTCAGCACGTAGAACGCATGACCGCCCTGCAGATACGAGAAGCCGAACGCGTCGTCGATCCGGCTGTAAGTGGCGAATTCCGCTTCGAGCGCATGCGTCGAGATCCGTTCGGCGGCATAGTTCCGACCGGCGAACACAACGCCCTGCCCCTGCAGATCCTGCCCGAGCCAGAACAGCGCGAGATCAATCTTGGCGACCGATGCCTTGGCCGCGCAGCCGTGCTCGATGTAGACGCCCGGCATGCGGCCGAACGTGAAGTCGGAAGCGCCGGTGTTGTACCAAACTTCGGTCGTTTGCTCGCCGAACAGCCAGATTTCGCGGTGCATGACGGCCGCGACGACGAGATTGTCGGCGTATGTCGACTTGCTTGCGATGTCGAGCGAATCGAACGTGATGTCGTTGAACTTCGAGATATAAAAGTGCTGCGTGCCCGGCTGATTGAACACGAAATAGCCGTCGACGTAATCGACGCGATCGGAGCCATAGAACGCCGGGTCACTGCATGCAGCGAACAGGTTCTTCGTAATGTCGATCGTGAAGCCGGTTGCGGTCCCGTCAACCAGAAACGCGTATGTGCCGTTGTCGATGATCGATACCGGGCCCGTCTGCGATGACAGGATGCCGATCTGCGTGTACACGTTCGCTTTGTCGACCGCGTAGACGTTTTCGCCCACTACGTCATAACGCTGGCCGTTCGTCGCCGTGTAGATCGCGCGGGATTCACCGCTAACGGGCGGGGTCGACACGAGCGTAAGGCCGGGCGTCGGATAGTGCGTCGTCGGAGCGGCAGCATCTTGCGGGTTCGTCTCGGGATACAGATTTACGCAGCGCTGAGCGTCGGCGATGATGCTGCGAGCCACATAAGCGCCGCCATTCAGAGGGATTCGCATCAGTAGGGTCGGTCTGCGTAGATGTTGTAGCGCTGCTTCGAGCCAAGCCCGCGCGGCATCGTCATGGCCTGAATCTGCGTGTTCATTCGCTTGACAACGCGCTTGGCGTTCACAGCAAGCCCGATCAGCGTCCGTTGCGGGTCGATCTGATACGACGGAGCCAAATAGAGCGCCAGGTTGTAGCGGATCGCTGCCATGTACTCGGGCGGCAGGCTGACGACCGTTGCCGGCGTCGCGAACTGCGGCAGCGCTTCCATCGTCACGATATGAAGCTGGAACGTGCTGTCAGGAACCGGGTAATAAATCAGGTTGCCGAGCGGGAATGCCGGGTCGTAATACGCATACGACGGGAACGACTGCAGCGCCTTCAGAGCGATGCGCGCGTAGTCCTCGCGCGCGTCGATGATCGTCACCGGGTAATCGATCGGCGTTGCGCTGCCGGCATTCAGCCGCGCATAGGCCGCATTGATCTTGATCGGGCGCTGCACGTTGAAATTGCCACCAGTGCCGACGGTGTATGACTGCGCACCGGTCGACGGGATAGCGGTGTCGACCAAGTGATAGACACTCAGGCGTTCGCCCTGCCACTGACCGAGCATCATGTTCAGCGTAGCGAGCGCGTCGGCGGTATCGTCGGCAGAGATCGTCTGCCCGATGCCGAGCGCGCCGATGTCTTTCAGCGCGAGCGTGATTAGGTCAACGGCGGTCGTCATCAGGCGCCCTCAAGTGCTGCGCGGATCTTTTCGTCAGACCAGCGCTTGTCGATCTTTACGCCCTTTTCAGACGCGATCTGGATCAGAATTTCGCGCTCGTCTGCCGTGTCGGCGCCAAGCAGCGCGGCTTCTTCCTCAGCCGATTGAACGAGTGCATCGCCGATCCACTTGGGATAGGCCACGAACGTCGGGGATTCTTCGTGCGGCACAGGAGCCACGTATTCGGGAACAGCAAAGCCCGGAAGCGCGTCGAGCTCGCCCCGGCTGTTGACGAGGCGTTGCGCGCCGTCGGGGCCAGTCGCCCACGCGGGAAACTCTTGATATGCCATTGAGTCCTCGGAATGAAAAACCCCCGCCGAAGCGGGGGCCGATTGTTGCAACAGCATCAGCGGACGATACGGCAGGCAAGTTCCGGGTAGATCGACGCCCATCCGTACATCACGTCGATACGGCACGGCACGGTGTCGGTGCCGATCGCGTACTGACGCGAGATACGCATCGAAATGCCCTTGTGCATGCGACGCGCGCCCCATGCGCCGTACTGAGCCACATCTTCCAAGTCAGCCGTCACGAGCGTGAAAGCATCCTTGTGATAGGCCAGATTGGCGGTGTAGGCGGTCGATGCCGTCACGTCCCACGTCACGACAGCCGCGTTCGCCGGGCCAGCCGAAACCGTCTGATACTGCTGGTTCGATGCCGCGGTGTTGATCGCCGGGAAGATCGCCAGCGTTGCGTTGCCCGAGCCGTCGGCCGTTGCAGCAGCCGTCACGGTGAACTGACGCAGCACGCCGATCGACTGGCGGTTCTGCGGGTTCACTGCGAACACACCAGCGATCGTGAAGGTGTCACCCTTCGCTACCGTGCCGCCTGCGCCCAAGCCCGTTACGAGCAGCGACGAGCCGGTCTGGCCTGCGCCCGAAACCGTGCCGTTGGTGCGCGTGCCGGTCACGAACGTGTTCACGTTCTGGTCCATGCCGACGTCGAAGCCGAGCGACGAAGCAGCGAAGATGCCGCTTTCATACTGCTCGCCGATCTTGCCGGACGGGTTGAACAGGCCAGCAGCGCCCTTCACCATCTTGGCGTTGGTCGACGGATCCCACACGACCGAGCGGCGGCCGTCGCGCGGCGTTGCTTCGTTGTCGAGCTTGGCGCCTGCGTCGAGCAGCACCTGAATGTCGCTCGGGACCGTGCCGACGGTGCCGACGGTGTTCGCCACGTTGGCCGCGAGTGCCAGGCCGTCGAAATCCAGCTTGTTGGCGATGGTTGCCATTGCCGGCTTGATGTAGCGATCGGCGAACTCGTCGACGACGAGCGTCAGTTCTTGCGAGCTGAACGTGAAGTCGACGTGGAACTGAGTCGTCAGCGAAACCGGAACCGACGTTTCGTTCACGTTTTCGAGGTTCAAGTTCGGGCCGGTCGTACCGACGAAGCGGTTCGGCTTACGTGCGTTGACCGTCGAGCCGATCTTTGCGCCGGAGACTGCGAATTCCTTGCTGTATTCGCGGTTCGTGCGCGACGTGAAAGCAAGGTTGTTCTCCAAGATCATCAGCGATTCGTCAAGGATCTTGGTCGGGGTGAGAAGCGTATTTGCCATTTAAGTGTCAGCCTTTGTTTCGTTTCTTCCACGCGATGTATTCAGCCGTCGAGCCGAATTCGGCCGGTTCAACCGGTGCGGATTTGCCGCCAACCGGTGTGATAGGCGCGGGCGCTTTGGAAACTTGTTTCGGGGGAGTGGCTTGAGCGACCTTCGCCTCTAGGCGGGCCAGTTCAAGCGCCATGCGCAACGGGGGGAGAGAAAGAACGCGCTCGGCGGCTTCGGGGTCTTGACCCAAGGCGTGAAGCACCTTGTGACCGTTATCCATCGCCGTGACGGCTTCCAGGAACTCAGCAGGAGCACCGCCAAGCATCTGGAACGTTCGCAGCGACGAGTCCCATTCAGCGGAGAATTCCTTTTTGCCCGCGTCGAATACGCTGTTGCAGGCTTCGTCGAACTTCTCTTGCTGAATCAGCCGCTTTGCCTCTGCGCGAATCTGGTCCGGCGTCATCTGCTGGCCGGGCTGGTGCTCGGTCTGCGGCTGAAGCTGTCGCAATTGCGCTTCGAGTGCTTCGCGCTGTCGTTTTTCCTCGTGTTTCTCACGCGTGAGCTGGTCGATGCGCCGTTGGACCCAATCACTTTTGGGTTTTTCCTGCTGCGGCTGCTCGGCTGCTTGCGTGCTTTGCTCGGCGCCCGGTTCCGTGCTGACTTCTGCGGGCTGTTGCGCCTGTTCCTGCTCCGTAGGCGTGACGTTTTCTTGTTGCGGTGCTGCGTTTTCTTCGATTTGCATGGACGAGTCCAAGGATTTAGCCCGGTGATGCCGCGCCGGTACGGTGGTTAATGCGAATTCGGTTTAGCGCTGGCCGCCGATGATGTATTGCTCTGCCGTCGGCACAATCGCGCCAGCCGTCGTGTTCACGTACTGGATAGCCAGCGTGTTCGCCGCGGAGACGCGCACGTTGCCGATGCTCAGGCCGACCTGATGCGACGCCTTGTTGATGTCGATCGAGTCGCCGAGCTGCAAGCCTGGCACGGTGAACGTCTGTTCTGCGCTGGTGTTGGCGCCGACCGATGCCGGCGTGAGCGTCTGGCGGATGATGAACAGCGCGCTTACCGGCGTCTGGTTCGAGCCGTCCTGCAAAATTCCGATGTAGCCGGGCATTCTTGTTCCTTATTGAGCGGGCAAAGAAAAACCCGCACTAGGCGGGCTCGGTTGTTGTTGCATCTGCTGCGACGGGTCGGGCGGTGGAGCGCCTTGCGGCAAACCTCCTTCCTGCATCATCTGAATCACGACCTGCGTTGCAAGGTGCGAGATCATCTGCGGGTCGACGGCCGGGCCGATGACTTGCAGGCGCTTCGTCTCAGCGTCATACGCCTTGATGTCTGTTTCCTGCTGATCCTTGCCCTGCTGCGCCTGCTGAAGCTGCGATGACAGGTGTTCGATCATCTGGCCCATCTGCTGCATCTTCTGGTGCATGTCCTGCTCTTGCGGGCTCGGACCTTCGCCCAAGATCGCAGGCGGGATCGTGCGATGCAGACGTTCAGCAACCTCGTCAGCCATCGGGAAGTCAGCAGCCTTGAACAGCAAGTCGCCGGCAACCTTCATCAGTTCCTGATCCTGGCTCATGATCTGCGTGAGCGCGTTGAACGCTTCCTGACGACGCGTTTCGTAGTTCGGGCCGACTTCGACCGTCACGTCGTAACGCCCGATGCCAGGGTTGTAGATCAGCTTCACGTCCTTCAGGTGATCGCGCTCGCTCTCAGGCGGCGCCGGCTGACCGTCAGGCAATCCGACCGGGTGTTGCTGGTCCGGGTCAAACTGCGCAAACGTCTCCGTGCCGTCCTCGCCGATGATGCGAATCACGCGCTGCGTGTCGTAAATCTTCGGGATTAGGTCAATCAGGATCCGGCCGGTGTAGCGAATTGCTCGTGCAACGTTGTCGATGAAGTGATACGTTGCACGGTCGCCCTGCCGCTGCCGCGCCTGAATCGCGACGCCTGCCTGAGCGTTCGACTGCTGGCCGAACTGCTCCTGATACTGGCCGGTCGTCATCATCAGCTCTTGCTGCGCCGTCTGCATGCCTTGCAGGTACGCAGAAGCCCCTACAGGCGGCTGCTCGCGCTGCGGACGCTCGATAGGCTGTCCGGACTCGTCCCACGCGTTGTAGGGCAGATATGGCAGGTTGTCCTTGTTCGCGTTCGCCCACTCGCTCTCGTAGCCCTCGAAGGCTGCGGCCGGGCCGACGAAGGGCGTCTTGGTCTGAAGCGCGATGTATTCGACGTTGGCGCTCGACATGTAGTTGTACATGCGCTGTGCGTCTTTCTGGTTGCGCGTGTGGCCCTTGCGCTCGACCTTGCCGTCGATCACGATCTCTTCGCCGATCACGCGCACGATCGGGATATAGCGCCCCGCCCACGGCTTTTCGTCGATGATCTTGTCGCCGGCGATCAGATACCAGGTGATTTGCGGCTGGCTCACCGGGCGCTTCTGCACGCTCGGATCGTTCTCGATGACACTGCGCTCTTTCGGGTCTTCGACTTCCGACAGCATCATCGGGCCGTTGACCGGATGATTGATAAGCGTGTCGGTTTTCGTCGTCTTGCGGAAGTATTCGCAGACGCGGATCTTGTCTTTGCTGATCCAGTCGTTGCCCGTCGCGTCGTCACCGAACACGACGCTTTGCGCTTCCTCGCCCGGATACGTCGCTTCGAACTCCGTCTTGGTCATCTGCTCGAACACGAAGGCGAACTTCATGTCGGAGCCGTCAGCCGACTCAATATCCGGGTCGGTGTAGACCGTCAGCGGGTTCTTGACGCGGCGCAGGAAAATTTCCTGATCAAAGCTTCCATCATGAGCGTACTCGCAAACCACACGCCAGTAGCCAAGACCAGCCTGAACGGCAAACTCTGTTGCGGTATCGTAGACAATCTCAGCGTGAGAGTTGTACTCAATATGGCGCACGATACCGTCAAGAATCTTTGCAATCTCAATATCAGCATCGCCGTCAACCGGGAGCGTCTTGACGCTCGGCTTGTTCTGTTTCGCATCGTTGATGATCTGGAGATTGTGCTGCCGCGTCTTGTTGATCGTCAGGCACGGCCGCTGATCGCCTTCGCGCGTGTTGCGGATCGCATCGGGCCATTGCCATCCGTTATCCGCGTCGCCATTGGCGAACTTCAGGTCTTCGACGAAGCGCTTGCGGAAATCGCTTTCCGCTTCCTCGCAGCGTGCGAAACGCTCTTTCGCCTCGGCGACAATCTTCGCTTTCGGGTCGTCTTTCGGCTTTCGCGCCATTGCTTATCCCATCCAGCCGCCCGAGCCAATCACGGTGCGGCGTATCGTTGGTTTCTGTGGTTTCGGAGCCTTGCCGGCGCGTCGTGCGCCCTCACAGGCGTATCGCAGCGCGTCGATGACGTGGTTGTCCTTGTCTTCGAGAATCGGCAGGATAGAGCCCGTCAGCGGGTCTTCCTTGTACTTGTAGAGCGTGAGCTCGTCGATCAGGTGCTTGCAGCGCGGATGAACGATGATGTCGAACGACTTCAGGAACTCGACGCCCTCTTCCAGCGATTTCGCGCCCTTGATGGCCGGCCGGATCTTCGGGAAGCCGTTCTTCTGCATGTGGCTGATCGTTTCCGGTCGCGCAGAGTCAGCCGTGATCGGCCACTTCTCTGCGTCAGGCACGCCCATGAACAGTTCAGGCAAGTTCACGATCTCGCAGCCGACCATGTACGCCTCATAGTCGACGTACAGCAGGTTCCCCTCGATGTCGCAGCGGATCAGCACGGACGGATCGACCGAGAAGCCCCAGTCCGCACCCAACCGATGAATGATGCCCGCCGGCCGTTCGAATTCTTCAATGCGCCAGTTCTTGAACACGCGCGCTTCGCTGTTCTGCTGGTATGCGCCAAGCCAGATATGCGCGTACTTGTCCGGGTCGCGCCGCTTGTCGTACTCCATTTCAATGCGCAGCTCGTCAGGCAGCCACGGGTTGTCCATGTAGTTCGCCTCGACCACGACAGCGCCAGGCGGCGGCTCGTCGCCACGCAACAGCGCATCCACCGGGTCCGTCGATTCGCGCGGGTTCCATGAGAACCACAGTTCAGAGCCCGGCTTACGAATGGTCGGCCGCAGCAGATCAAGCGAACGCTGGCTCAAGCTCTGCGCTTCCTCGACCCATGCGATGTCGAAGCCCTCCAACGACTTGATCGACTCAGCCGTGTGGTTCTGCATGCCCTGAAACATAATCAGGCCGCCATGCGTCGACTTGATCTGCGCGTCCTGCACGTCGAAGTAGGCGCCGGCATTGAGCGCAGCAATCTTCCCTTCGAGCAGCTTCTTAACCGATTGCTTGAGCGACTTCTGGACTTCACGAACGCAGACGGCGTCCGTCTTTTCCATCACCGAGCGCTCAATCAGCATCTCGCCGAAGAAGTGCGATTTACCCGAGCCCCGCCCGCCGTGCCCGCCCTTGTAGCGCGCGGGATCAAGCAACGGGACGAATACCTTAGGCGTTTGAATTTGGAGGATTGACAATTACGCGCTCGATCTTGGTTATGGCGATCGGGTCGCCGTCCTTGCCGGACATTTCAACCGCCTGCGTGGACTTGCCATAGCCGCGGTCAAGCAACTCTTTCGCCGCCGCGATCCGAGCCGAGTCGTTCTCGCTCGTCGTCAGGATCGTGGCCAGCATCGCTATCGCTTCCGGTGCGTGGTTCTGTGCCAACGCCCGTATGTCTGCCGTGATCTTGTTCGGCGTGCCCCTGACCCGGCCGCCGGTTTTCACACCTTTAGCCATGTGTCTAATTCCGTCTAAATCAATCTACTTTTGAGGGTGCGCGCTCACGCCCTGTCTGTGTTCTGCGTAGCTGACCTACGCGGAGCGGAGCGCGCGAAAGAGGGGTTGCCGCACCCGGCGCGACCAGAGTTCCCTTGCGGGCGGAGTGATCGCTTCCTCGACCTGTGCGGCTGACACTGTTGTCCCACCTGTGCCTGGGGTGATGTCTTAATGCGCTGCCCTGCCGCGCGCCATGATCTTGGCTGCGGCTTCGAACAGGTCGATCAGTTGGTCGTCTTCGTAACAGTCCGTGCGGGCTGCTATCTGCCTCGCTGCGTCCTCGCCCATGTCGATCGCGCCTGTTGCGTACATGTGGCTCATTGCGACCGCCAGCGCGTCGCAGAGGGTGTCGATGTCTGCGTGCGGGTCGATTCGACTCATGTCGCGCCCTCGAACATGTCCGGCGTAACGATCGTTCTCGCCACCTGCCCGAATCGCGAGTGATACGTGATCGCCACCGCGGCGCGCTCCGACAGCCAGCCACCGCGCGCGGCGTAGGCGTCGCGAGCCGCGATCGTCGGATGCTGAATTACCGTCATCCCGCTATGCTCTTTTTCCTCGACGTGGTGTCGGTGCCCTGTGTGCGCGTAACGCTTCGTTGTCGCGCCCCACACTTTCGGGAACTGAGCGGCAAAGAAGATCGGCAGCGCGTCGTTCCGCTTCATGTGACCGTGATGGAACGCAACCAGCGTCTCTCCGTGCTGGTGGACGTAGTACGGCAGTTCCGACTCGATCACCTTGACGCGCGGCTCGTTCTCGTAGAGCGCCTTGAACATGGCCCGCAGCCAAATGCTCGATGCCAGGTCGTGATTCCCTTCCGCCATCAGCACGACAACCTGCTCATGCCTCTCTAGCGCGAAGTCAACGATGCGGCGAAGCACACGAAGGGCCGCACCAACAATTTTCGAGAATCGGCCGTCCTGATCCAGAATGTGACCATTCGTCGGCGTGACCGGAAGCATACCGTCGCTGTGCAGGAAGTCTCCGAGCTGCGCGATCAAGCCTGTCTTTGCGGCTGGCGCGGAGTTGACCATCTGCTCAAACGCGGCAACAAGCATGCGCTCGGCAATTTTCACGTCCCAATCTGCGCCGCCTTCCTTGTGCCAGGCAAGCGCGCCAAGGTGGCAATCCGTCAGCGTGTAGACGTTGCACAAGTCGGCCTTCGTGTCCGCAGGCGCAGCAACCGGATCGACGCGCGGAAGCTCTTGCGCCATCGCGGCGAATGCTTCCTGCATGATTGCGGCCTGCCGGTCATTGTCGACAGCGCTCTTGACCCACTGGCCGCGCGGCTTTCCGTCGTCGCCGTAGTAGGTCGAAACGCCTTTCACCATGAAGCCATCAGGAACGACGTGCTGCATGTCGTGATCCGGGCTGTATCCCGAGCGTGCGGCCCTCCGTTTCAGCGAGGCAATGGCGTTACCAACCGTTCCGCGGCTCAGTCCAAGCTTGGACGCGGCCTTGCGCTCTGATCCGTGCTTCTCGATGGCATCCAAGAATTCGATCTGCCGCGGCGTCGCCCAATCTCGCAGTTTCGGATCGATCAAGCGCTATCCCCTGTCTTGTTCCGGATTACCGTTACGGCGTTACCCGGCGTTTGCAGGTAGTCGGCGAATGCCTTCTCTCGATCAGCGATCATTGCGTCAGCGATCCTCGCCACTTTGGCAAGGTGCATGTCGTCAGCCAGATCGGCGTGCGGATCACGTTTGCTTTCAAGCCCGCGGTCGTACTCAGCGGCGCACATGACGATCGCCAGCACCACGCATGCGAACAGCACGACGAACAGAATGCTCACGATCATCTGACCCTCCCGAGTATCTTTTTCCGATTCGCTTATGGGGCGCGCCTCACGCTTTGTATCCGCGTTCTCGCGTACTTGCGCAAAGTGCTTGCTAAAACATCGCTTTATTAGTATCGTTTCTCCATGCACTATCACCTACGGAGAAAACCATGAACCAAGCCGACATCCACTACTGGTTACACGAAGCGCCCGACGCCAAGATCGAAGCCGCCATTGACGCGGTCGAGCAGCGCGACGAACTGATAGCACAGAAGCGCGACGAGCTGATCGAGCAGCGCATCGAAGCCATGTCCGACGACGACATCATCTGTGCGCTTCAGAGCAGCATCGCAAAGTATTTCCTGACGCAGATCCGCGAAGCGCTCAAGGAGCGGAACACGATGCGCTCATACGCGATCCTGTCGAATCTCGTCGAGATCTGGATCCGCAGCGACAGCCAGGAGGAAGCCGTTAAATGGATGGAGCGACTAGAGAGCCCCAATCATCCGTGTCACTGAGATAAGCCCGCCGAGCGCGGGCTTTTTGTTTGGCTGACCATGCAGGGATCGAACCTGCCTCACACGGATTAACAGTCCGGCCGCACACCGTTGTGCGTTACGGTCAAGAGGGTGATCGTACTTTCCGATCTGTCAGCGATGGGGAGTCGCGGTGGCATAAAGCACAAAGCCGCCGCTTGATCTCTCAGGCGACGGCTATGGAATAAAAGCGCTGCTCAAGCCCGGAGACGAGCAGCAAAGCTGTCTAAGCGACAGCGGAAGGAACCAGATTCAATTGCGTATGACGCAATGAGGACATGGTGAAGATATTCTACGAATCTTATGCAGATGCGTCAAGCGACTTATGAAACTTTTTTGGCATCGTTTTGCTGGCAGCAAGCCAGCGCGAGAAGCGCGGCGAGTGCTTCCTGACGCTTATGGACGGGAATAGCGCTACAGAAGGCGCGAATGACTTCCATGTCCGTCCACGTATCCGGTAACTCGGACGGCAGCTCTACGAGGGCCGCGATGGGATTGGACGACGCCGACGAAGTTTGAGCACCGGTCATTTATTGTTGCCTTCACAGATCTGTTAGGGGATCGTTTCCTCTGAAACGATGGCATAACAATAGTCCCTATCATATGCTGAAGCAAGCGTTTTCCGTTGCGAAATGTTGCATTTTTGTCGGCTCGGTAAGGAAATATTACGCGGCGCAAACGTTAGCGAAATAATTCCCGATCGTTGTAATTATTCTGTCAACCGAAAGCTAAATGCGTAATAGATTCAACGGTTTCTTAGGTGAATCTTTCATTTCCTGCGTTTTCCTTGCTCGCCGACGAGCGCTTCCAGTGGCTTATTCGTCACCAGCGCGCTCATGACCTTGAGCATGGCGCTGCGGGTTGCCTCGGGCGCCTGGTTGTAGAGCGCCATCACAGAGTCAGAGAACGCCTTGGCGTCGTCATCCTTGGCGAGCTGGTCCTGCGAGTGGTCAGAGTCGAGCCAGCCGCGCGGAAGGTTCAACGCGTCCTCTATGCGATCCCGGATGTTCGGGCCAGCCAGCTTGTGGCCGCTCATGATCTGCCGGAAGTTGATTACGCTGATCCCCACCCTCTCAGCGAACAGCTTGAGCATGCCCCGCTCGGGGTGCTCTGGATACTGCGACCGTATCTCGTCCTTGAACTGCTCCAACAAGAACTTCAGGTTCCGCAGACGAACCTGATCCACTGTTTCGATTGTCACTTTCTGTCCCTCGGTTGAGTGCGCCGTAGCCCGCGGCATCGTTTCCAGTATGTTCCTGTGTTTTAAATTAAAAAGCAACCGCAATAGGAGCCTATTTCTAGTGTTTTCACGTACTTAGGGCATGCCGCAACGCGTTTGCGTGGACATCTATAAAAGCATGGCGTACTATTACGGCATCGTTTCTCTTGCGGAGGGACCATGAACGATAACCGGCGCGCCACAGCAGCTCGCCAGATAGCGATGGCGAAGAACATCGGCCAGTTAAAGACCAAGCAAGCGAAGCAGATGCAGGCTCACCTGCTCTGCCAGTCGCTCAAGCGCACCATTCGAGGAAAGTAATGAGCATCATTCGAGCTCCCCGTCCGGAGAGCAACTTCTACATTCTGGACAAGCGCATCAGCGAAGACGAGCGCTTATCGTGGTCATCACGCGGCATGCTGATCTTTCTGCTCGGCAAGCCGGATCATTGGAAAGTCAGCATCGAGGCGCTTATCAACTGCACCGCTTCGGCCGGCCAGCGCCAGTCCCGCAAGACTGCTGTCTATGCGATCGTCGCCGAGCTCCTGAGCGTTGGCTACATGTCGCGCCAGAAGCACGCCGACGGAACGCTCGACTACTGGGTCCACGAATCTCCGCAGGCGACACAAAAAGAGAACGAGCCAGATTCAGAAAACCCAGATTTGGGTAACCCAGATCTGGAAAACCCAGATTTGGGTAATCAGACACTAGTAAGTATTGAAGCTAAGGAAGGATTGAAAAAAGCAGCAAAGAAGGAGCGTCGCGCTCCGCGCTCCGACCTCACTTTCGCGGAATGGATCGAAACCTGCAAAACATCGGGCGAGCGTCCTGTTCCTGAAAGCGATTCTGTCTTTGAATACGCCGAGAAGGCCGGCCTTCCGCTCGACTACATCGTGCTGCACTGGAAAGAGTTCAAAGCGAGCTATGCCGAAAGCAGCAAGCGTTACAAGGACTGGCGCGCGGTCTATCGCAAGTCGGTTCGTGGCAACTGGTATCGACTCTGGTTTTTCAATGCCGACGGCGTTTGCACGCTGACGACGCAGGGCCAACAAGCTAACCGCATCCACAAGGAGCAAACATGAGTACCAAACATACGCAGGGACCGTGGCACTGGGTTGATCCGGAAAACGATCTGGAATGGGACGGCAAATCGGGGATGGTCTACGCGTCGCTTCGAACGGTCAAGGAGTTCGGAGAGAACAGGACCGATGTGATAGATGGAAAACATTACACCCACTTTTCGTTGCCGAAGTTCATCCTCGGTTATTGCGAATCAATCGAGGGGACCGATGAGAGCGCCGCCAACGCCCGCCTGATCGCCGCCGCGCCTGACTTGCTGGAAGCGCTGATTTTGCTCGAACGCGAAATGGTTGAGTCGGGCAATGCTCAGTCGCGGGACTATGGCTGGAAGCCGGCGATCGAAAAGACGCGCGCCGCAATCGCCAAAGCAACCGGAGAGCAAGCATGAGCGCGAATGACCTTCAGCGGGCCGTGCCCGCGTCCGTCGAATCCGAGCAGGCCGTCATCGGCGCCCTGCTGATCGACAACGACGCAATCGACCGTATCGGCGACCTGCGCGCGGAGCACTTCTTTCGCGGCGATCACCGGGCGATCTTCCTCGAGGTCGTTGCGCTGATCTCGAGCAGCGTCGGCGCCGACGTGATGACCGTTTTCGAGCGCCTGCAAGCCAAGGGCCGGGCGGCAGATGTCGGCGGGCTCGCGTATCTCAATGACCTGGCGCAGAACACGCCGAGCTCGGCAAACGTCGCGCGCTATGCGGAGATCGTGCGCGACCGGGCGCAGAAGCGTGGCCTGCTGGCCCTGTCGCATGAGATTCAGGATTCGGTCGGCACGACGCCCGACAGCGCCGCGGTGCTGATCGACCGCGCATCGACGAAGCTCGAAAAGCTCGGCGAGGCGATCGTGAAGTCGGAGCCGGTTCGCGCGTCGGACTCGCTGCAGGAATACCTGAACTACCTTGAGCACCAGATCGACGGCAAGATTAAGCCCGTCCCTACCGGCCTGACGGATCTCGATCGCAAGCTCGGCGGCGGTTTCTATGGCGGCGATCTGGTGATCGTCGCAGCCCGCCCGTCGATGGGTAAGACCGCGTTCTCCCTGACGATCTCGGCCAACGTCGCGCAGACGGCGCCGGTCCTGTTCCTGTCGATGGAAATGAAGAACGTGCAGCTCCAGCAGCGTTTAGTGTCGGCGATGGGCGGCATCCCGATGGGGCAACTGCGCGACCCGGCGAAGCTCGACAACGAACAATGGCAGCGCGTCACGCACGCCGGCCAGCGGATCAACGAGCTGCACCTGTACCTTGACGATCAACCGAATCTGACGCTGCTCGAAGTGCGTAACAAGGCGCGCGCGATCAAGCGCAAGCATGGGCTGTCGATGCTCGTCGTCGACTACCTCGGGCTGATGGCGACTGGCGACGAGGAACGGCGCGACCTGCAGATCGGCGCGCTCACGAAGGGGCTCAAGAACCTGGCGAAGGAACTGGACATTCCGATCGTCCTTCTCTCGCAGCTCTCGAGAAAGTGCGAGGAACGCCCGAATAAGCGCCCGCTGTCGTCCGACCTGAAGGATTCCGGCGACATCGAAGCCGACGCCGATACGATCCTGTTCCTCTATCGCGATGAAGTCTATAACCCGGATTCGATGGACAAGGGTATTTGCGAGGTCATCTGCACGAAGCAGCGCCAGGGTGAAACAGGCGTCGTCGGACTCGCGTTTATCGGCGAACAGACACGATTTGCGGACCTCGCGAACGAACGCTCATTCGGCGCCCGACCTGACGTGAAACGCCCTAAATTCGGGGGTCTGGACTGACAAATGCCGTGCATTTTTGGCTTGGTTGCGATACTATTACGGCATGGCGTACCGTAATAGATTCGCTTCTCCGATACGGCTGAAGAAAGTTTCAGAAAGTGATTGTCGTTGCAGAAATGCCAAAGCAGCAGTGTAAGTGAATGCCAAAAAGGCATCTTAACCCATAAAGCCGGCAGTGCTCAGAAGCGGCCAGATACGAGGAAACCCATGTTCAAAATTGAAAAACACATCCCTGTTCCCGAGTCGCGCCGCGGCCGGCCGGCGCTGTATCCGTTCGCCGAGATGACGCCTGGCGAGTCGTTCCTTGTTGCGGATGCAGAGGAACGCGTTGCGTCGATCCGTCGCGCGGCTAACTCGCACACGCGTCGCACGGGCAAGAAGTTCGTCGTGCGTTTAGCGGATGGCGGTGTTCGCGTGTGGTGCGACGAGAAAGCGGCAGCGTGAGCGAACTGGACCCTACCGGCCGCGATCCCCGCACACCGGGCGCCAAGCTCGATGCGGGGAAGTCTCCCGTTCTACGCGGCGCCATCCACTACTTTCCGCGCGCTCTGGCGGCTGTTGCTGACGTTTCGGACGCAGGCGCACGGAAATACACGTGGAACGGATGGGAAAGCGTTCCCGACGGCGTGGCGCGGTATGGCGATGCTCTCGGGCGACACATTCTCAAGGAAGCCATCGAAGGGCCGAACGATCTCGATACCGGCCTGCTCCACGCTGCACATGCAGCTTGGAATTGCCTCGCAAGACTCGAATTGATCCTTCGAGAACTTCAGGAGCAGAAATGAGCCCCGCCCTAGCGTATTGGATGTTCTTCAGTGTCATGTCGCGCGCTTGGTCGATCCCGGCGCCCAAGCCCGAGCAGAAGCCTAAGGATGGCGAGTGAAGCTGCCGACGCCGTTACGCCAGTCCGAATATGGCGACCCACTAAAAATACTAATTGAACGCGAGGAACGCACATGTCGCGGATGTGTTTGGCAAGCGGGGAAGATTACGCTCGGCGATCAGGTCTTACTCTGCGCCAAGCTCCATGTGATGACGAAGCGGTGTCCGGATTACCGCTGTTCCGAAGCATGGAAGCGGCACTACAGTTCGCGTTCAACTGGCGGGCAACGTCAGGAGTGAAGGCGAGCGAGATCAAGGAATACACCGGCAAGGTCGGCGGCATGATCCTGTCTGCGAGCGAGAAGAAGGCGCAGGCTGGCCTGATACTCGATGTCATAGCCTCGCACCTATCCCGCGATCAGCAGGCGCTTCTAGACGCTTCCTATGGCGGCGAGAACGGCGAGCGCCATGCCGGCATCGAGCGCCTGACGCACTTATGCGCCCACCAGAACCGCACCCTGGCTCGCATGCTGATGATGCGCGAGTTCGTGCACGGTGAACGCTACTGCCCGAGCCAGCAGGACATCGCGCGTGAGTGCGCCGTCCATCAAGCGACCGTATCGCGCGTCGCATCTAAGATCGCCAAGACCATCGCAGAGCTGCGCGAGTCGACCATCACGAAGCTGACGCCAGCGTTTCAAAGACGCGGATGGGTGCCGCGTGACGAAACGTAGTCGACCGCACAAAAAAGATCGCTTTAGTGCTTGCATTAAAGCATCGGTTAAAGTATCGTTTCATCACAGCAGCAAAACAACCAAAAACCAACGGAAGGAACTGCCATGAAACCTCAAGCCCTTATGCAGTCTGGATTATTACGAAGCATCACCGGATTCCGCCCGCAACAGGCTCCTGTTGCGCGTAAAGTTTTGTCCTCCAACGATGCCGTAAAAGATACCTTGGCATCGGTTCCGCAATCGGTCTTCATGTCCGAACTGCGCAAGGCCGGCGACGAGCACCTTTGCTCCGTTCCCGATCTGATCGAAATCCACCGCCAGTCGCAAATCTCCGAGAAGGTCGCCGAC